ACACTTATCAATCTTTACGCAGCAGATGTGCGTGAACTAGAAGCAGGACTTGCAGATATTTCAATGAACGCTTTGAATATCATCACTACTGGTAGAGAACTATCACAAGGATCAGTAGCACCAGCTGCTGTATCACCTGCTGTATCTGCTATCGCAGCACAGTTCAACGCTGCTCCAGTAGCAGCACCGGCAATTACTTCAGCACCAGTAGCAGGCGGTAATGCTTGTAAGCACGGCGCTATGACTTTCAAGACTGGTACTTCTTCTAAGGGGCCTTGGCAGGGTTGGATGTGTCCAACACCTAAGGGTGCTCCAGATAAGTGCGACACTATCTGGGTTAGATAGGTAATGCGGGAGCCGCAAAACTACGAAGCTCCCAAGTGTGCCGAAGTTGGCGGTGATTTTTGGTTTGCAGATAAAGATGCAGATGACAATGATCTCAAAGTCACTACAGATTACAAGTTTGCTAAGGCAATTTGTGATCTGTGCTTCCACAAAACAGAGTGTGCTGAGTGGGGAATTAAGAAAGAAGTCTGGGGTATGTGGGGTGGATTAACACCAGCAGATCGCAGAGTTATCCGTAAAAGAGAAAACATATTCAGAGAAGGAGATAGAAGTGCTTGATCTTTCCCGTGCTTGGGGTGGCGTGCTTACTAGAGCAACACCGCTACCGGATGTATGGGTTGGCTTAGCTGCCAAAGAGATCAAGTTCCGGCGTGGGCAAGTCTGTATGGTTGCAGCAGCACCTAATGCTGGTAAGTCAATGTTCGCATTGGTTTACGCAATCAAAGCAGGCGTGCCTACGCTGTTCTTCTCAGCTGATACGGACACAACAACCGTGATGATGAGGGCAGCAGCCCACGTCAGCGGTCACTCACAAGTCTCTGTAGAAAATAACTTAGCAAACGATAGTCACTACTACGATTCTCGCTTTGAGAAGTTAGGCCACATCAAGTGGGTCTTTGATTCATCACCATCTATTGATGATCTTGAGTTAGAGATACGGGCATACGTTGAACTATACGGACAGGCTCCAGAGCTGATCGTAATAGATAACCTAATGAACGTAACAGCAGAGACTGACAATGAATGGGCAGGACTACGTGCGATTATGATGGAGTTGCACGATATGGCACGCAAGACAGAAGCGTGCGTACTAGTACTGCACCACGTATCGGAACAGAGCGAGTATGGATCACCGACTAATCCACCACATCGTCGGGCCATTCACGGCAAGGTAAGCCAACTACCGGCGTTGATCTTGACTCTGGGTTATGACCCAGGACAGGCAACACTGAAGGTGGCTGCTGTGAAGAATCGCTTTGGACCACACACAGCTGATGCGTCTAACTACGCACAGCTTCTAGTAAACTATGCAGCGTGTCAGATTGGTGATGAAGACCAATTTGGTAGGATGCTAAGACGAGACACAATGGCTGGATACCAAGGAGGATACAATGTCTGAACCGTTAGTAAATAAATATAGAGATAACTTGAGGATTGATGCACTGCGTGAAGATTTTAATGCAACGCGTGCTGATATTGACGCACTCAAGGTAGATCTAACTAACTTCGTTGGTGCCTTATTGCAATCCGGCATTGTCGAATTAGTTAAAGATGAAGAAGGAAACATTATCTACAAGATCAATAAAGCTGTACTGGTAGAGGAATAATGGCTACCTATATTAGATACCAGGGTAATCGAGGTGATGATTACAAACCAAACGATGAGTTCTATACTCCTGCTTGGATATTTGAAAAGATGAATTTGGTATTTGATATAGATGTAGCTGCTCCAGTAAACGGAGTTGAGTGGATACCTTCAAAGAAATACTTTACTAAAGATGATGATGGACTTAATCAAACTTGGGAAGGAAACGTGTGGATGAATCCACCTTTTTCCCAATCTAAAGTTTGGGTTCACAAGTTTATGAATCATAGACAAGGCATAGCACTACTGCCTACTTCTAAAGCAAAATGGTTTAAGGAAATATGGGATGAGGTGGATGGTATAGCTATGCTGCCTTATGACTTGAAGTTCATATACAAACACCAAGTTATGAACGGTATCTTTATGCCTACTGGTTTATTTGCTTTTGGAAAAGATAATGTGAAGGCTTTGGAGAATATAGGGATAGGCAGAGTACGATAGATGGCCAATCCTAATGGTCGCAAGGGTTCCAAGTTTGAGACAGATGTTATGAGATGGTTACGCGATAAAGGCGTAAGCGCCGAACGTCTGACAAAGGCTGGGGCAAAAGACGAGGGTGATATCGTCGCTGTGATAGCGGGAGAAACATTCATCCTTGAACTAAAGAATAGGGCAGCGCTAGCACTGCCTGAGTTCTGGCGGGAAGCTGAAGTTGAGGCGCTTAATTACGCTAAGGCTCGCGGTAAAGGGGAAGTACCGCTGCACTATGTGATAGTTAAGCGCCGCAACTCAGGTATAGAAAACGCTTGGGTAATCCAAGATCTTAAACAATGGATAAAGGAGAAGGAATAATGCCAGTACCAGAGGGAGATATAACAACATCAGAGATCCTAGTACCAGAAGTGGTACAAGATCCTGTACAAGATTTAGATGAAGCTATTGCTGCTGCTGACGCAGAAGAATACGATGACTTTGATCCGGAGCAAGTGTGATTTGTTCTAACTGTATACAAGCCGGTGCTGAGAATAAACTAGGACACCTGAAGCGTGCCGCACATAAGCACGAGAAGTGCAATATGAAGGGGTGCGTATGTCAACACAAGACTGGTCCAGGGTACGCAAAAACAAAGGGTTCAAAGGTTCCGTTGATGCAAATACAATCCCCATAGGGGCAATCGTTGCCAGCTTTGGTGGTGAAGTAAGAGAAGGTAAGTCGGCATCGGTTAGGTGCTGCTTACACAATGACAGTCGCAGGTCAGCTGTGATGAATACCTATGACAATTTATATTTCTGTCACACCTGCGGTAAGGGTGGCAACGCAGTTAATTTAGTCTGTATCCTAGAGAACTTGGAGTTCAACGATGGCCTCAAACGTGCAGTCGAAATTGCTATTGGAAGCGGCGCAGCGATACGCTCAGGCAATAAGTCCAGAGGCGCTAGCCGTCCTCGACGCACGTGGGATCTGTGAAGTTACGGCAGCCAAGTTCCAACTTGGCACGATCACCGATCCGATCAATGGTCACGAGATGTATGAAGGTTGGATCTCCATTCCTTATATTACTGCTAGTGGTTCTTGTGTTGGGTTCAAGTTCCGCAGATTAGATGAAGGCAAACCTAAGTATGGTAGTCCTACCGGACAGAAGGCTCATCTCTACAATGTAGCTGATGTGACTATTATGAAACCTTACATAGTTGTATGTGAAGGTGAACTTGATACCATCATAGTATCGGGTGAATTAGATATACCAGCAGTAGGTGTACCAGGCGTTGCTGCTTGGAAGCCACACTTCCCCAAACTATTTGGTGGATACGAAACTGTATATGTTGTTGGTGATAATGATGTTAAAGAGGATGGCTCCAACCCTGGAGCTGAGTTCTCTAAGCGCGTGGCTAACGAGGTGATGAACTCTACAATCGTTACACTTCCACCTAATATGGACATTAACGATTACTACCTAGCACACGGTGCTAGTGCCACACGCAAACTACTGATAGGAGAGTCTAGTGAATGACGGATCAAGAGTGGGAAAACCTACTACAGACTATTCTTACTATGGGCTTGCAGATCCTGAACTTGGATCGAGCAAACGAAACGATAACAGTAAGGCCGAGACCGACGCGTTCATAGCAGCGATGTGGGATGTACTAGATGGTGCCGGTAACCTGCTTCTAAAGAAGCATAGGGATTATGGCCCAAGCAATATCGCTGGCGCTCCAGGTGGGCCACTAAATGGCTTACGTGTACGTATGTGGGATAAGACAGCACGCATCAACCACCTGATTGATAGCGGTGCTACACCTGAGAACGAATCGCTACGCGATAGCTTCATTGATCTATTAAACTACAGTGCTATTGCTCTACTAGTACTGGACGGTAAGTGGCCTGAGTGACCGCTATTGATCCAGCTATCTATGACATAGCACCTGGCGTTACTCGTGCTATTCACGGCAGGTATAAAGCTTACGTTGAGCGTGAGGATATACTTCAAGAGTGTCTGTCGTGGGCGCTAACGCGCCAGAGCTGGATTGCTGAGCAGTTACTAGAGGGGACTGATCCTGATAAGCGTAAGCACGCTGAGTCACGCATAGCGTGGCAAATGAGACGTGCTGCTGAGCGCTACGCTAGACGTGAGAAGGCTACCAAGTCTGGCTATCAGATAACTGATGAGGCTTACTACCAAGGCTATACGCTAGGTCAGCTGTTGCCGTATGTTATTGCCTCCGTCGTTGATAACACAGTACTAGAACAGATCCAAGATATGATTCAAGATGGGCTACCACGTGGCTCATCTAGTCCATCTGAAGGTGGCAACCTGCTTGCTAACCTAATAGATATTAAGGTTGGCTTCACTAAACTTGAGGTTGAGGATCAGACTTTGTTGCGTATCCGCTACTTAGATACCTTTACCTTACAGCAGATAGCCAACCACTATGAGTGTTCAGTATCTACT